GCTATCTCGAAGATGCGGTCGCGGCGGGTAAAGCGCATCCCTGCCCGCACATTCCCGCGATGCCGCAGTGTCACCCTATGTGTCACGGTCCGAAGCGCCTGGTCTGCACCGAAACGATCGGCTGCAGTCAGCGGCTCGATCCTCGCAAAGACGGTTGCGACCTCAACCCAGGTTTCGGTGAAGCCCCCGAGCCCGTCCGGTGAAGGCGTCACCGCCTGCAGCGAAAGCTCCGTGCGCATGCTGCCGGGATCGACAAATAGGGTAGCCATCACAGCAGCCCCGGGCGTAACCCGGCAATGATGCGCTCATAGCTCGCCGGGAAGGAGACGGGCTGGTCATTGAGGCCGAAGCCTGCGCGGAACTCATACCAGTGTGCGACCAGCAGGAGGATTGCGCGCTTGGCGAGATCCGGTACGTCCGTTCCCGCCTCGCCGAAACCGGCAGAAAAATCGATCTCGATGCCGTTCATCGCGCGAAGCGCAGTCGGCATGGTCGTGAGGCGGATTCGAGCAGGTCGAGAAAGCGTATCCACCTGATAGTCGCCAGGTGCGAGCACGGAGGCCTCGCCCTCGCTTCCGTAAAGCGTCACCGACAGAACTTCGCGCAATGGGTGGACCCGTATCTGTGCGGTGCCGCTGGCTGGCCAACGATCCAGCACCAGGCGCCAGCTCTGTTCGATCAGTGCCATGCCGGTGGCCCGTTCCACTTCCTGGCGCGCGGCCCGAACAAGACCCGCGACCAGTTCGTCCTCGGTCGTTCCGTCAATCCTGAGATGCACCTTGACCTCGGCCAATGTCACCGGCTCGGCCGCCGGTTCGACGGTTCTGAACAGCGTCATGCAAACCTCTGTCTGGAAGGAAGAAAGCGGCCCCGGCGAAGCAACCGGAGCCGCCCAGCGCCCACATTGAAGGCCAGCTATTCCGGCCAGAGCGGAGCGGCGCAATGCGGCAGGGAGCTGTCCCTCAGCATGTCTTGCGCCATCCGCAGGCAGGGCGCCGTTGTCAGGTGGTCGCGAACTTCAGCAGCTTGATGGCGTCGAAGTCCTGCACGCCGCCGCCCACGCGCTTGGTGGTGTAGAAGAGCACGTAGGGTTTCGCCGAATAGGGATCGCGCAACACGCGCACTCCTGCCCGATCGACGACGAGATAACCTCTGGCGAAATCGCCGAATGCAATCGGGGTCGCATTGTTGTCGATATCGGGCATGTCCTCCGCCTCCACCAGCGGAAAGCCCATCAGCATGGCGCGCTGTCCGGGGGCAGCCGGCGGCTGCCACAGATAGTTGCCGTCCGCATCCTTCATCTTGCGGATGGCGGCCTGGGTCTTGCGGTTCATCACCCAATTGGCATTCTGGCGATAACCCGCTTTCAGCGCATAGATCGTGTCGATCAGCACATCGGAAGGATCGTCCTCCGGCCAGTCGCCGGCCTTCCCGGTGAGCGTGTAGCCGATCTTGCCCCAGTTCCACGAACTTTCAGCGACCTGGGTATAGCTGAGAAAGCCCTTCGGCTTGCTGGAGCCATCGCCGGAGACGAAGGCTGCGCCTTCCTGCTCCGCGAAAGCCGCTTCGATCTCGCCTGAAATCCACTGATCGAGATCGACCACCGCGTCATCCAGCAACGAAGCGGTCGCCGCCGGCATTGCGTAGAGCTCCATGGTCGGAAACTCCAGTTCCGCCAGTGTGGCGGTGTTGGTCTGCGTTCGGGACGCCGTCTCCGCAACCCATCCCACCGCGGGTCCGGTAATCGAGAACGGCTTCTTCAAAACCGAAGAAGAGACCTGGCGCACGGATGCTATCGAGCGGATCGGAGACAGAGCGGCAAGCCGCTTGCCGATCTCATCCTCGATCTCGTCCGGCACCAGATAGCCGCCATCCTGCCCGGACCCGATGGACATCGCCTTGATGTCGAGTGCCCGCAACGAGCGCTCGTCTCCGGACCGCATATAGGCCTCGAAGGCAGCCTTGTGTTCGCTGGGCAGCGCGCTGCCCTTGCCCCCGAGTGCCGGCCGGACCCGTTTTAGCGCCAGGTTGTCCAGCATGCGCTTCTGCTGGTCGAGCGCACGCGAAATGCGGTCGACCTTTTCGGCCGTCACCGCGTCAGCGCCCAAACGGCTTTCGATCTGCGCCAACCTCTCGTCATTGCTGTCCTTGAAGGCCTCGATGGTGGACATGAACTCGGCGAAGGCGTCCTTCACGTCGAGGTCGTCCGCGCTCTTCGTTTCCAGAACCGGGTTTTCCTTTGGATTCATTGCATATGTCCTTTCGGATCGATGAGACGTGTCGCCTGGCGTATGATCTCGGCCAGGCTCTGCTTTGTTCCCATCGCCGCTTCCCGCTGGCGTATGAGAGAGGCGAAGCCCTTGGCGATGACCATCCGGGCCTCGCTCCTGGAAAGCCCCGCATCCCGCGTGAGCCAGGATTCGAATTCCCTCACCGTGGGCAGGCGCTTCATGCCGCCCTTGACGGTCCCGATGCGCGCACCTGGCAGCATGGGAAATGTGACGACTGAAATCTCCCACAGGTCGGCTTCTAGAATTCGGCGTATGCCGGTAGCGGCGTCGCGCCGCGCCCGCACTGTTCGGAAGCCGATGGACAGTCCGTCCAGCGCTCCGACTCGCATGAGCGCATGAACCTCCCGGGCGCGCGCAACACCCGTCGCCAGCCTACCGCGTACAAACAGCCCGCGATGATCCTCGCGAAGTTCGGTCCAGGTGCCGATGGGGCATGCGGGATCGTGCTGATAGAGCATGCGGATACCTTTCGCGCCGCGCTCGCGAAGGGCCTTTGAGAATGCCCCGCGCTCCACGACGTCCTTGGCGAGATCGACGGCGCCGAACAGGCTGGCGTAACCGGAAAACGAGCCGTCGCTCTCCACCTCGTCGAGCGCCAGGTCGACAAACTTGCGCTCGCCGGCCTGCACCGGCATGTCAGCGGTCATCGGCATTCTCTCCTTTCCTTTTCCTCAACAGGGCGAGGATGCGGTTTTCCTCGAAGGCGCGCATGACGACGCCCAGCACCCACCATGCGCACAGGCTCGCCGCAGCAGACCCCATCAGCATCATCTCGTTCGGCCCGATGACGTCTTCGATCCCGAGTTCGGCGGTGATCTTCAGCCCGGCGGTGCCGCCGAACACGAGGCCGCAAACGACGCCGACCGCGAAGCGCGTGGCTGCCTCGCGGCGTCCGTGGGGGAGGATGTAGGCCAGCGAGACGGCGGAACCGGCGACCGCGCCGGTCACTTTCGCCATCCACAGCAGGGTGGCGTTCGAAAGGTCTGACATTGTAGGACTTTCCATTTTCCGCGCGGATCTGTCCGCGCTGCCGCTTTGCGTTTGCATCAGTGGCCGGCGCGCGGCTGATAGCCGACCGCCTCGCGCTTCTCGTCGTCGGTAAGGAAGTCGGCCGCGCCGACGCGGGCCCACAGGGCATCCCGTTCGGCAGACAGGCCCTCGACGCGGTCTGCGTCATACCAGAGGCGGAAGTTCTCTGCGAACACCGGACCCAGCCAGGCCGAAAATTCCCGCGCGATGCGCGCCACGAGCGGCAGCACGGTAAGCCGGTAGAAGGCGCGATTTGCCTCCTGGTAGTTCGCATAGGTGTTGTCGCCGGGAATGCCGAGCAGCATTGGCGGCACACCAAAGGCCAGCGCTATGTCCCGGCTGGCTGAATGTTTCGCTTCCACGAAATCCATGTCCTTGGGCGAGAGCGCCATGGCCTTCCAATCGAGCCCGCCTTCCAGGAGCAATGGCCGGCCGGCGCGCGTTGCTCCCGAGTAGCCCTCCTCAAGTTCGGACTTCAGCCGCTCGAACTGCTCCTCGCTGAGGTTGCCACCTTCCTTCGGCGCATAGACCAGCGCTCCGGAAGGCCGCGCAGAATTATCAAGAAGCGCCTTGTTCCACCGGCCGGCGGCGTTGTGCGTATCGAGCGCCATCAACGCCGCCTCCAGGGGCGGAAAGCCGTAGTGATCGTCAAGCGGATGGAACAGCGTCAGGTGCAGCGCCCCGCCACTTTCCATATCAGCCAGCGGAACACGACGTCGGCCGGCCTTTTCCCTGTGTTCCAGCGCGACCGGCCATCCGTCGGCATCCGCCAACACCTGCACTCGGTCGGGTCGCAGCAGATGCAT